TTGCAGTCATCATAAGACTGGGACAAGCGGCGCAGCAATTCTTGCTCAAGCGCAGGTATGGCGCCATCAGGGAGTTTTTTATGTTTATCAATTGTGACTTCAACTTTCATGGTTAGCACCTCACATAAGCACTGTATAAATAAACAGTATACCTGAAGAGATAAATGGTCAAGACATTAAAGGCACTTTTTGCGAACTCCATGCTCATGTTTAGATTGATGTTTTTCCATAATAAAAAACCCGCCGAAGCGGGTTTTATCATGCTGCAATGTCTTTTTTCAGGCACATCTCCGGTAAATTAGCCCTCACCAGCGCCTCAGCAAAAGGCGGAGGAACCGCATTACCACAACGCGCAACCTGCTTGTCTTTAGCGCACTTCACACTGCAGAAATACATGTCAATTATGTACCGCTGGGAGAACCCCGATCCGCGTAGATTTTCAGTTTAATCAACTATAAAAAAGCCCTCTCCGCAGAGAAGGCTTTTCATTTTTTTGCCCGGAAAACGGATTGGATAACGCAGTAAACAAGACCACAGATATGAGGCATTGAGCATCCCGCGAAAATCGTCAGGGCTTCATCAGATAGCCCAAGAAGCCCAAGCCCCACGCAGACAAATACTGCATTTACTACAACAACCTGAACAATCATCACGATAAGAAGGGTTATTGCATACAAATCTTTAATCCGGATGTTTTTTACTTTGTGCGCCATGTGTCCCCACTTGGCGCCGGGGTAAAGTTGTCAGTTGTCCAGACTGACTAAGTAATTATCGCCCTTCCCGGGGATAAAAGCAAAATGAGCATATACGAGAAAAACCTCTCCGGAGAGGGGTTTGATTTCAACTGAAGGCTTTGCGTTCTGCGGGGGATTTAGGCATCACTAACCCCCTGCGGCCCGGCCGGCAGCGGCATCCAGTGGGTTACGGTGACAGGAATGACGTTATCAATTGGCTCTTCACTTCCGCTCCATGAAACATCCTGCAGCCATAACTGACCATTGAATACCGCATGAATCGGCTCATCCTCTGCCGGGAAGCACAAGACCTTAACGCCGACTTCCGGCATCCGCTCGCTTACCGGAATCCATTTGCCCGGCACGGTAACGACGCTCTGCACCGAGTTCAGAGCGGGGGTATCATGCTGGGCGGCTGCTAATGTGGAGTCAATGATATGCTGACGCATCCAGTTAGCTCCTCGTGCAAACACGTTTACCGGGTCTCCATAGTAATATCCTATTTCATATGCCTGCTCTGCTGTCATCTCGTCAGGAATTACCAGCGCTGGCTGCGCGTGGCGATAGAGCGGCGCTATGTTTCGCTCTATGTCGGTAATGACGCTCCAAATTGGGACTGACTCAACGCCTTGTTTCGCCATATCACGATAACTGTCGGCATACGCCAGCACAGGATTGCGATCCGGCTCGCTGTCCTCTACCGGCTGCGCTGGCTGCATATCTGGACCTTTGCGAATAGCTTTTGCCAGCTCGATAGGGTCATCGTAAAGCCAGTCTCCGGTTTCAGGGTGATTGGCTTCTGCCAGTTGGGCGGCCCATTCCAGACCGTCTTTGTGTCCCTGCAGGTAGTCGAGAGGCAAATACCCAGACTCGCTGTCCATTGCGGCCAGCGCCATTCTGGCTAGATAAGATGCCTCACCGCACTGCACATGATCGGTTTCAATAATTTCGAGTAACTGCTCTCTGGTTATGGTTGATTTGGTCATTGGTTGGCTCCTTCTGCTGCCCGGTTAACTATCACGCCGTCATAAATTTCGTTTAGATGACCTCTCAGCTCCATCCGACGCAGTGCTGACAGCATGTAATCGCATTCGACCTGCTTATTGCCGGTGAATGGCTTATCCTCTGCGTTTCCCCAGCAACAGTTTCCCTGTGGCCATCCGTGAACCTTTCGAACCTTTCCATTGACTACATGCAGTAACCCCCAGCCTGGCGGAAGGTCTTCGACAGAGATAATCCCCGGCTCGCTGATAAAGAATCGCCAGTCACCCATGCCAAGCTCCGGGCGCTGACGGAAGCGCTTCTTCCTGTCTGCAAGCAGGTCTGCACGGGAGCACTTCGCCTCTATCAGGCAGGATGCGAAATTCCTGAACCCCATCGCGTCTGGCTGCTCACCGGTACTGGTGACAGCGACAAAGCGATCGTGAAAGCAGACTTTGAAGCCGTTCCGCTTGAGGAATTGATAGGCTATCTGGCAAAGTTCATCGTGTGTCAGTGCCATCTACTCAGCCTCCACCTTGATGCCAGCGGCGGCACGTTCAGCCTCGCTTTGTTCCCAAAACCACTTGTGAAGCGCCATAAGCTCTTCATCGAGCGGAGCATATTTGCGGTCGAAATATGCCTGTGCGTCTTTCTCCGCTTCATCAGGCAATTCGCCTGGCCCGAAGAGCGTGTTATAAATCCACGCCAGCCCGTTTTTAGCATCGCCAGTGGCCTGCCATTCGATGATTGCAGCCTGCATAACCAGGATATTTTTCCCGATCAGCAGATCGAGTTGCTGATAGCGCTTACGGATATATTCGTTTTGCGCTTCAAGTTCTGCGTTGCGCCGCTGCGCCTTCTCCAGCGCCTCTTCTTGATCGGTGATGATTTTTGATTTCTCGTCTGACAAGGCCAGCCACCTAATCTCCCGATCTCGACATTTCTCCAGTTTATCTACCAACGATAACGCGATTTTTCGCAGATGGTCTTTACTGCCAATTGCCTGATTTGAAAGCTCAGCGCGCAGTTGAGCCAGCTCTTGCTGCGCCAGTTCGGTGATATCAGTCATGGCTGGCCTCCCCAAGCACCCAACGGAGTGCGCTCGCATATTCACCCTCGGCAGATTCAAGGGCTTTTGTGATTTCTTTGCGGGTTTTCAGGCGAGGCTTTGCCTCACCGAGGATCTGACGCTGACGCCGGGCTTTTTCATGGCCGGTTGTGCCAGCAGTTGCCGCTTCGATTTCAGAGACCTTCTCCCGCTGCTCCTCGGGTTTAAGCGATGCCAACTGACGCGCCTGGGTAACGGTGACTGTGCCAGCCTCCACAGCTTCCCTGACGGCCTGAGTAGCATCGAGGAGGGATAGCGTTGCTCGAACGGTCTGAACGCTGCAGCCAAACAACACCGCAATATCGTCCTCATCGAGCCCACGGTCGAGCGCGTCTGACATTTTTTTAGCCCGGCCAAGCGGCGTATCAGGTCGGCGAATTTCGTTTTCGCTGACCATGTATTTAGCCATCTGATTTGCTGATCCGCGCTTAACGACCCCAGGAACAAGCAGTGGGTCTTTGCCTTCTTTCAGACGGAGTTTATTTGCCTCAAGGGTATGTTTAACGCGCTGACGGCCAACAACTACGCAGGTGAGCCCCGTTTCAGGGTCTTTCCAGACGATGATTGGCTCCAGTACCCCCAGCTCCGCAATGTTCAGTACCATCCCTTCCTCGATCGGCAGGTGTACACGCTCATCGTAAAGTGGGTGGGTCTTATCGGTGACCAGGTGCAGGTTTTCAGGCTCGAAATTGAGCACGTTTGTTTTGCCGCTGGCACCGTATACATCGATTGAATTCTTAGCCATGAATAGCCTCCTGAACATCTAAAACTCGCTGAAAAACAGGACTGCCAAGCAGGCTGTAATTCATCCCAACAGCAACTTTCGGCACCAGGCCAAAACGCTTCATGTCAAAGTCGATGACGGCCCGCTGATCGCGGAACAGCCCCAAACGACCATGCCGGACAACCTCGCCAGTCGCTTCTGCTTCGGAAAAATACCGCTGGACAGTAGCGCGGCTCAGCCCCAGTTTTTTCATTGCCTCGGTGGTCGTAAGGCGCCCCTGATGCCTGGTGATCCGAATCACTGCGCGGACATACTCCCGGCGCTCAACAGCAGAAAATGCTCTAGCCATGTTTTCCTCACTTAACGACGCGCAGATGGCGGACGTTTTTGCGATAACTATCCCAGTCGAAGTTCACCCACATGCCGCCGTCCATCTGGAGACGGTCGAGAATGCGCGCGCCGAGGGTGTCCGTCAGAGATTCGTAGTTCAGGTTCGTCAGGATGCCGACCGGACGCATCGACGACAGGCGGCGATCGATAACCTGGTTCAGAATGACCTTTTCGCCGCTGCTGCCGCGCTGAATGCCTACTTCGTCCAGGATGAGCAGATCTACCTGGCAAAGGTCGTCCAGAAGCGAAGCCTCTGACTGCCCGTCGTCGTAGCACTCGCGAACACGTAGCATCAGGTCAGGAATAGTCACCACCAGCACAGAGCGACCACCAGCCAGCAGGTGATTTCCGATTGCGGCCGCCAGATGGTTTTTCCCGGTTCCCGGCGCTCCGCTGAATACGAAACTGGCGAACCCTGAACCGAAGTTCTGTGCGTAACTTTTCGCCATCGTGAGCGCCCGGCGCTGACCATCTCCTGCCACCTGGTAATTTGCGAACGTGCAGCTCCGATGCAGATCTTGAATTCCCGCTCGTCCGAATATTTTTTCAGCACGGGTACGCTGGTTTTGTTTTTCCAGTTCTTCGCAGCGTTTGCGCCCTTCCTCGGCCTGCCAGGTTCTCCACTCCTCTACACTGCCAAACTTAGGCTCTACACCCGGAGGGATGAGTTTTTTCAGCCGCTCCAGCGCACTACCAGTACCAATCATATTTTTCATCACTACCCCCTGAACCCACTCGGAATTAATTTATCTGGCTGGGATATTGAGTTCGGATCCCGTTTACCGGTTGGTACTTCGAAGCTCCACAACTCCTCGTAGTGCTTTGAGGGACCGAAAAACGTGGACGCTTGTTTCACGTACTCAGTGTTGAGTTTTCCGGCAGCAGTGATGTAATCCGCATATCGTCGAACACCATCGGTAAGCTCCTGCGCTGTTGCGCCTGATTTAATTCGAGCAGTCCAGGCTTTGAACGCATCGACCTTGCTATTGCCTCCTGCGCGCTTTGGGTATTCCCTCCAGGCCAGTTCAAATTCCTCCGGGTAACTGCTTTTCGGCTTTTCAGATGGAGCTTCATCGGAGGATCCACCATCTGGGGGGGTGGCGGAGCCATGCCCCGAAAGATCTTTATCTTGTTCTTGTTCCTGATCCTGTTCCTGATCTTGGCTTCGAAGCCCCTTCGAAGCCCCTTCTGGTGTTGGGCACGATTCGCGTTTGACATTCAGATGAAAATCATCCTTATAACGCTCGTAAAATAATGAAAGAAAAGGGTTTTCTGAAAGTGATGCATACTCACTCCTGACCCCCGCACAACGGTTATCACCTGGCTTTAATGCCTTGCCTACCTGGTAGGCGGCCATTTCATGCACCCAGACCATCTCTGTGTCCTCGTCATAGCTACAAAACCCCGCTTCGATGGTGCTTTTAAGCCCCTTCGAAGCCCCTTCTAAGCCCAGCCCTGTTTCATGGGCGATATAGAGAATTGGCAGGTAATACAAACCGAGCATGTTTGCGTGTGGCGAGGTCATGAGATAAAACGAAACCACCTGCGCTTCAGCGCCTTTTTTCCGCAGTTCCCGACCTGTTTTCCCCAGCCAGAATTGCGGTGCGACTGTTGCATAGTCACGCATAGATACCCCTGAACTTATGACGTTGGTTTATCGGTCTTTTCTGCGTGTTGAAAGACAATATCAACACACTGAAAGACACATTTCTGACAGATAGAGACGCCGGGGCCGGCGATTAGAACGCCCGAAACCTCGATGTTGGTCACCCCGCAGAAAGAACACTTGTGAGTTGGCTGGATGTTTACCTCAGCACTGGTTCCTGACATACTTACCTCGCAATTACCTCTTCGTTTTTGCACCAGAAAGCCGTTGGTGTTACAGCACCGCGGCTTTCGCCTTTTTGATACCCGACATTACAAAACCCCCAGCATTGAAGTGACGATGGCCATCAGTGGCGCCGTTAGTTCTGGGTCAACCCGGAACATCTCGACAATTCCCTCGCTCAGTTCTTTCAGCTTTTGATGACGTGGAGCTCCCATGGCAACGGCAACCTTCGCTTCGCTGGTCTCTTTCTCCAGCCGTGCCAGTCGGGACATGAAATTGTCTTCAGGCAACAGGCGGTGGCGAAATTCCAACGGGAGGACGGCCATGATGGCTGGCGTCAGAAGACGCACATTCGCGCGATACTTTTCAGAATCGACCTCGTTATCCAGGTAACGGAAAAGCTTCTGGCGGGCGCGGCTGATGTCCGCGGGAAATTCAATTTCTTGCCCGCCCTGCTGGCGCCACTCATCGATGATGTATGCCGAGACAACATCCTGCCCTGCAGCTGCTGCCCAGGCGCGAACGGCAGAACGAATGCCGTCGTGATCTGCCACTTTCGCCTGATTTCGCTTTATCAGAGCGCCGGGGTTGAATCCGGTATTTTGTTGAAAGGAAAGTGTTTGCATGTTCAGCCTTCCTGTTTCGGCAGGCCGTCAGTTGGGTTTGGATACGCTTCAGGATCAATTTCATGAGGTGTAACCTGCCAATTAAGAAACTTACAAAGCGCGCGCACCCGTGACGTAGGGACTTTTCCAGAATTCATCCAGCGACTTACTGCCTGAGATGAAAGACCCATTGCCTCACCAAGCGCGGTTTGTGTAGTGATTGATTTAACTTTGTTTTTAAGTTGCTCGTTCATGACTCCTCCTTTTGTTGAAAACAAGCATACACATTGAAACTGTATGTTTCAATTAAATTACTCCAATTTGTTTCAGTTACTTCTGAAACGCGGGGTTGTAAAATGGAAAGTATGACTACCGAAACCAATCAAGTTTTTGCTTACAGGTTTAACCAAGCCATTACTGAGCATGGTTGGAACCTTTCCGATTTAGCCCGCCGCGTTGGTGTAACGCCGCAGGCGGCTCAGAAGTGGGCGAAAGGAATCTCTATTCCGCGGGGCAAGAAGATGAAGTTGCTTGCTGAAGTAACGGGAAAGCCCGAGCACTGGTATTTCATGCAGCCTGATACAGATGATCCCGAACTGGTAGCTCAACTAGGTCTTCCCAAAAAACTCGATGTTACAGAAGAGGCGCTCCTTAGCATCTTTAACCAACTTCCCGAAGCGGAAAAACTACGTTTAATCCTTCACGCAAAGGGCGTTTTGAGAGACCTTCAAGCCCTGAAAGATGATGTTGGTGATTTGATAAAAGACCTTAACCGCTAACTCCCCGCCCCCTAACGCTGACATAGTCGGCGTTTTTTTTCGCCCTCAATTACTAATTTTAGTTTCAATTATTTGACTATTGAAATTAATGGTTGTAAATTTAGCTCATCGACAACAAACGCATTGTTGTCAGGTGGTAAACGTTCCGCTGGCCGGCGACAAGGCAGAGGTTGAAATGAGTAAACAAGGCATCAGAGCCATGGTCATTTCGGCAGTAATTGGGCTCTTCATCTGGATCGCGCTTTTCAGCGTACTAAGGGAGATATTTCTATGAATGATTTCGCACGCAAACCCACTCGTCAGCAGGCTGTTCGTTTAAGTTCGCTGTCAGCTTTCATCCGCCGGGTGTGCTACATGCTCGCGCAAAAAGGAGCCCCTTCATGAGCACGATGTTTGCCCTGGTTCTCACCGTCAGCATGCTGACGGGCGGTAATCAGGATGTCCTGCTCGGCGTTTACGACACTGAGAATGACTGCAAGGCAGCTGCAGAAGAGCAACACGTGAAAGCTGAATGTTATCCGCTGAAAGGTGTACTGGACGAGCATCCGGCAGGGTTCACGGTGCAAATGTAGGGGGAAGGATGCAGAAGAAATGCGGTTACTGCCGTAAAGCAATCGAGGGAAAACCAGTGGTAAGCACCCTGTTGTACCTCTAGGGGAACCAGCTCGCACGGAAAGAAAAAGAGTACTGCTCTGAACGTTGCGCCTCTCACGACCAGATGGCGCACGAGGGCTAACGTAAACCCGCCGAAGCGGGCTGTACGTCCGGTGCCACCGACCAAAGTTACACCGGAAATGACCAAAACCAATGACCACCCTGAATGGGCGCTACCAATGGCCCGGGGGATTCTACATCCAAAATAGAGGCTATCACATGGAATATTTTTATCTGATAAAAGCGACTCAAAAATCGGGTAAAGCTGATGCCGTAATCTGGCGCACTAATAAATCAGAAGCTCGCGCCCTTCTGCAGCTGGACGTCGATCTGGAAGACGCAGGGATCGAAACAGGCCGCGGCAAAGACTATCAAAAACCAATTCGCACCGATTTCCCGGTATTCAACGACCTTCCGGCGGAAGGTGTTCTCGATTACTCATGGTGCGAACGCTACCAGCTCGGCGATGATGGTCGCACCTGGGCTCTGAAGCCAGGACAGGCGCCTGCTGATGTTGATCACAGCGATAATGCCGGAGTAACCTCTGAGACCGTGGAAACTTTCGGTAGCGATGAATACCAGGACGATTCCAGCGCGCTTTTTAACGTGGCCGAGCTCCCCTTTCGCGCTCAGCTGCTGGCGCAGTACATGGCCGAAGAACGTCACGTTTATCATATCAGCATGCCTCACAGGCAGGAGCTGTCAGCTCTTGAAATGGACACTGATAATGCGTCCGTCCAGGACCTGATCCTGGCCGCCGAGAATGTCCCTGAAATCAAAAAATACGATATGCCGGCGCTCTGGAAATTCACCAGCGCCAATAAAAAAGTCTTCCCGGAAGGGAAACGGCATGAGCTCGGTAAGCGTATCCAGTTTGCTAAGCTGTGGTTCGCCACGAACGCGATCGACCGCGGCATTCTCACCAGGGAATGGGCTGCCGGTAACTGCATTTCTTCGGTTTTGAAAACCGATGCAGGTACGAATGCTGGCGGCGGTAATAAAACCGATCGCAACCCTGACTACACCCATACCCTTGATACGCTCGATGTAGAAATAGCCCTGGCCACAATGCCAATGGATTTCGATATCTACAATTTCCCGGCATCAATTCACCGCCGGGCCAAAGAGATCGTCCAGAAGAAAGAAAGTCCGTTCAAGGAATGGTCTGCAGCGCTGCGCAAGGTTGCAGGCATCCTGGATTATTCCCGCGCCGCCATTTTTGCCCTTATTCGTGGCGCCACCAGCGACATTCATCATTTCCCGGTAAGTCTGCAGACCTATATCAATGCGAACCTGACCGAGCATAAGCATGACGCCCCTTCTGCTGAGACTCTTGAAAAAGCTGGTCATGTTTCATCTGCCGCCGTCACTCTGGACGCTGTGAAAAAGGCTATCGATGGAGATGAAGGTGTGCCTGACCTGGAAACTCTCCCAACTGACTTTCAGGTAATTGGCACCGAACTGGTGAAAGAAGCTCAAAAGAAACGCCCTGACGCTAATCAGGTTCTGGCCGCCGAACGTGGCGAATATGTCGAAGGCATCAGTGACCCCACGGATCCGAAGTGGATAACCGAAGACCTGACCAAACCCAAACAGCCTGAAGTTTCAAACATGGGCAATGGTGTTTTTTCGATTGATGGTCTGATGGATAGCCAGCCAGCACCAGCACTTTCTATCGTGGACCAGGCGCGCCAGCGCGCTGCAGAGAAAAAATTACATCCAGCTAATTCCGGGGAAACCACCAGCGATGTGCAGATGGAAACGGCTCAGCCGGTCGAAGACGAAAATGATAATGCGGTATCAGCAGGCGAAGGCGCTGATGAGCCTCCTGCGCAAACAATTGCCGTGAACATGAGCAAAATACTGGCTGAACGCTGCCCGGATCTTACCGCCGAAGTGCTGAAAAGCCAGGTTTCCGAGAGTGCTCATAGCGATGAAGAGGAAGAGGCTGAACAAGCAGCACCAGCATGGCCGGAGTATTTCGAGCCTGGTCGATATGAAGGCGTGCCAAATGAGGTCTACCACGCCGCTAACGGCATCAGCTCCACGATGGTTAAAGATGCCCGGGTATCGCTGATGTATTTCGAGGCGCGCCATGTATCCAAAACCATCCAGAAGGTACGCTCCCCTGTTCTGGATATGGGCAATCTGGTGCATGCACTGGCGCTGCAGCCTGAGCAGCTGGAAAAAGAATTCAGCATCGAGCCGGAAATCCCGGAAGGCGCCTTCACCACGACTGCGACGATCCGCGCGTTTATCGACGAGTACAACGCCGGGCTTCCGCCGCTGTTGAGTGCTGACGATATCAAGACGCAGTTGGAGGCGCACAACGCCACCCTGCCCGCTCCTGTACCGCTGGGCGGCGACAAAGATGCAATTGGCATTGCGTATCTGGAATTACCTGACGAGTTCAAGCGAATCGTTGGTGACGATAAAAACTTTACCGCGTCAGCAATGAAGGCCTGCATCAAAGAATACAACGCCACCCTGCCAGCGCCTGTTAAAACCAGCGGCAGCCGTGATGCCATGCTGGAACAGCTGGCGCTTATTAATCCTGACATGGTTGCTCAGGAAGCACAGAAGGCGCAGCCCCTGAAAGTCTCTGGCACAAAGGCCGATCTGATTCAGGCCGTGAAATCGGTAAAACCGGATGCCGTGTTTGCCGACGAGCTGCTGGATGCATGGCGCGAGAACCCGGAAGGAAAAGTGCTGGTTACCCGCCAGCAGCTGGCTACGGCACTGGCCATTCAGAAAGCACTGTTGAATCACCCGACCGCTGGCAAGTTGTTGACGCACCCGAGCCGTGCCGTCGAGGTGAGCTATTTCGGCATTGATGAGGAAACCGGGCTGGAAGTTCGCGTGCGCCCTGACCTTGAGATAGACATGGGCGGCCTGCGCATTGGTGCGGACCTGAAAACCATTAGTATGTGGAACATTAAGCAGGAAGGCCTGCGCGCGAAGCTGCACCGGGAAATCATCGAGCGCGATTACCACCTGAGCGCGGCTATGTACTGCGAAACCGCAGCCCTTGACCAGTTCTTCTGGATATTCGTCAACAAAGACGAGAACTACCACTGGATCGCCATCATCGAGGCATCCGAAGAACTGCTGGAACTCGGCATGCTGGAATATCGCAAAGCAATGCGTGCCATCGCGAACGGTTTCGACACTGGCGAATGGCCGGCGCCGATTACCGAAGACTACACCGAAGAACTTAACGATTTTGAAATGCGCCGTCTCGAAGCGCTGCGCGTACAGGCATAAGGGGGAACAGTCATGGAAAACACTAACATTGTTACAGCCGAACAGCAGGCACCAAACACCATTTCAGCTAGCAACGCGATCTTTAACGTTCAGGCTCTCGGTCAGTTAACTGCTTTCGCAAACCTTATGGCTGATTCACAAGTGACAGTGCCAGCTCACCTTGCAGGTAAGCCAGCCGATTGCATGGCCATCGTTATGCAGGCTATGCAGTGGGGCATGAATCCCTATGCAGTCGCGCAAAAAACGCATCTGGTAAACGGCGTGCTCGGATATGAAGCCCAGCTCGTCAACGCGGTAATCGCCAGTTCCAGCGCTATTAACGGTCGATTTCATTATCGCTACGGCGGCGACTGGGAACGTTGCACAAGGACGCAGGAAATTACCAGGGAAAAACACGGTAAAAATGGGAAATACAGCGTTACAGAACGGGTGCGCGGCTGGACTGATGAAGACGAAATCGGGTTATTCGTCCAGGTCGGCGCGATTCTGCGCGGTGAATCAGAAATCACCTGGGGGGAGCCACTTTATCTCTCTGGAGTCGTCACACGTAATTCTCCTTTGTGGGTTTCTAACCCGAAACAGCAGATCGCTTATCTGGGCGTCAAATACTGGGCGCGGCTGTATTGCCCGGAAGTCATCCTGGGTGTTTACAGCCCGGATGAAGTTGAACAAAGGACCGAGCGAGAAATAAACCCGGCGCCGGCGCAAAGAATGTCTGTCGCAGAGATCACCAGCGGAACAGACATCACCACCAGCGCGCAGGATTCAGCTCTCAATATTGATTCCCTGGCAGATGATTTCCGTGACCGCATTGAGCGCGCCGAATCGGTCGATGCAGCAAAAGCCATCAGGGCGGATCTGGATAAAGAGAAAGCTGTGTTGGGCACTGTTCTTTTCACCGAGCTGAAAGGTAAAGCTGTGCAGCGTTATTTCATGGTAGACGCCCGAAACAAAGTTGAGGCCGCGATCAACTCTCTACCTAATCCCGGAGAACCGGAAGCCGTCGAACTGTTCGCTAAAGCAGAAGGCATTCTCAACGGCGCGAAACGCCACCTCGGTGATGAACTGTATGACCAGTTCCGCATTACCCTAGACGACATGAAACCGGAATACGTGGGCTAAGGGAGGCGGGAGGGTTCGCCCTCCCGGTAACGATATGACGAAAATTTCTGAGCGCGGAATGATTTTTAACGCTGAGATGGTGCGGGCGCTGCTCGACGGCCGGAAGACGCAGACCCGGAGACCTATCAAATGGAAACAGACTCGGTTCACTGAAATTGGTGAGCGTGAAGACGGTAGCAAATGGCCGTGGAGCGAAGATGCAGAGCATGCTTGCGACTTCTGGCACCCATGCCCGTTCGGCGCCGTCGGCGACCGCATCTGGGTAAGAGAGACCTTTTGCACGGTAGATGACACTCAGTATGGCGGGGGGA